GCCAGACATTCGGCACCGGACATCCAGGTTTCATCCGCCAGCATGGCGGCAATTTCATCGGTGGTTTTTCCGGTTTTCTGCGCATAGGCTGGCAACAGTACCGATTCGACTTTATCCAGCAAATCGGCATAACTGCGCATATCCTCAGCATCCCCGCCACTGAATCCCCATGGCTTATGGATCATCATGAAGGCATTTTCCGGCATAATGACCGTATCACCGGCCATCGCAATCACAGATGCCATCGAGGCGGCAACGCCATCCACATACACGGTAATGGTCGCCCCCTGATTTTTCAGGGCATTAAAAATGGCGATGCCTTCAAAGACATCGCCACCCGGTGAATTGATATGGAGATTAATGTGGGTGATATCACCCAGTGCATTCAGTTCGCTGACAAACTGCTTCGCGGTAACTCCCCAGAAACCAATCTCGTCATAAATATAAATATCCGCGTCACCCGGCCCCCCAGCTTGCATCCTGAACCAGGATTTATTCTTCATGCTGGCTTTCGGTGTCGCGCTGATACTGTCGTTCAGTTCCGGCACTGTTGCCTCCTTTGTCGTTGACGGGGTCAGTATCAAAGACCAGCCCCAGTCTGCTGTTTTCATCAATTTCAGCCTTGCGGCGACGTTTGACCTCATCCGGATTGCGCCCACCGGCACGCACCCAGTCAGATTCTGTCGCTGCACCACCCCGGATCTGAATTCTCCAGGCTTCAGCTTCCTTAACCGGGTCGATCCACGGCATCACCGGACCGGAATACGTCGCGTTATATAGCGTTTTCATCTCCACATCCGCCGGAATTTTCAGCAGACCTGCCGCAACCACCATATTCAGCCATGTCCGGTACACCGGGCGGGTTACCGCGCCAATAAAACAGTCCTGCAGGATCAGGTAACCATCCGTGGACTCGACCAGCTCCTGCCGCTGGGCGCTGTAGGTGCCGTTATAGTTACGCGCCGCACTGGAAAAACTCAGACGACTGCCTGCTGCCACTGCACGCAACTGGCCGTTGCGGAAAGTTTCAAGGTTGGGATTGGGACGGTCAGATTTGACCATGCCGATATCCTCGCCCTTGCGCAAATCGTCATAAATAATACCCGGGGTGATATGGACTTCCCGCTCGGTCTCTTTGATCCCCGGATCTTCATAGTCCTGTCCGTCACCTTTACGGATATACAGTCCCAGCGCCGCAGCAATACGCGCCGCTGTCAGTTCCGCATCCTCATACTCCTTAAGGGCACTGATCCGCATCAGCACCCCCGATAACATGGATGAGCCTCGCGTCTGATGCAGACGACGAGTGAACTTCAGGTGGATCATTTTTCCGGCAGCGATTTCTTTCGTATCACTCTGCCGGCCGCTGACCGGATAATTTTTATAAACCAGATATTTTTTCGGTCTTCCCCACTCATCAAGAAAAACCCCCTGATTCAGTCCGGCGGATTCATCAGTGCGCATGGGAACAAAATCCGGCTCCATCGCCTCAAGCCAGAATGGCACTCCCGCCGTCCGTTCCAGACCGTTTCCCGCACCACTGACCATCTGCGCAAACACTTCACCATCCCGCAGCCAGGTCCGCAGCAGTAAACGTTCAAGCACAGGACGGGTATACTGCCCTGTCACATCCGGACTCACGGACCATTCAGCCCACAAACGGCGGATATCCGCAGCCAGCTCAGCCGCCATTTCCCCGTTTTTTCGTAATGGCTGAGGCTCCACAATAATTCCCCTGGCACCAATCACCCGCTCTTCCAGCTTGTCAAACACACCAATCACCAGGTCATGATTGATATCCAGAAAACGGGCCTGCTCCCGCAGGGAAACCGCACCGTATTTACTGAGCTGATCAGCAGAGCGATTTTCCCGCCGGGCTTTATGTGTCCGGGTCGGTTTCACCGCCTCATAGGCCATGATTAACGCCCTTGAACGCAGTCTGGCTGCTTTCCACCCGGGGGAAAACACGCCGATCACATCATCAATAATTGCCATTAAAACCTCGCCAGTTTAAATCCCGGTTTTCCCCGCCTGCGGCTCACCATCGCGGCAAGCCTGCGTTCCCACTCCTGACGTCCGGCGCGGATCTGAGAAAGGCTTTCCAGCGTCAGTTGCTGCCCGTTGAAGATGACAGACTTTCCCTCCAGTACGGCCATTTCCGCTTCACGGTACCGCTGTATCATTTCTCTGGCTTCTTCTGTGCTCACAACCAGCCTCCTGATGTTATCCATGGATTATCTTCCGCACGCTCCGTCCGCAGTTTTTTCTTCCGGCGACGGCGTTTTTCTGCCCCGGCCGTCAGTTCCGGGGATACCGTTTCACCAGAACGCTCCTGCGGGAAGACGAGCCACGTTTCCCGCTGTGCCCAGTCCGGTGCGGAGGGCCAGCGGATCTTTTCGTAACCATGCAGAACGGCAAGCGCATCCGCATAAACCAGCAGGTCAAACGCTTCGTTAGCGCCCCTGCCCGGTTTTCGCCATTTTCCGTCACTGCCGCGCTCTTCATAGGTCAGCTCATCGTAAAACCACCGCCCCAGCCAGTCGGGAAAGTGGATATAGTTCGGCCCTGGTGTGTCACGCCACAGGGCATTATTTACACGATCCTTAAACGCATCCGTCTGAACCAGCCACAGCGCGACATCGCCACTGGCTCTGGCACGGCGGGCACTTCTGCCGGTATTATCCGGGAAGGTTCGGTTAATCAGCCTGTCACGGCGAAGTCCATCCCCCTTGAACAGAAACACCCTGTTGCCCAGTCCGTCACTCCGGCAACGACGCCAGAAACGATAGGCGTTATCTGTCACCCCGGCTTCCCCTCCCGTATCCACCGCCATGGCCATCAGACGCATGCGCACATCCGGATCAGAAGCCAGCGGCCATGTTTTATGGAACACATCCGTCAGCAACAAATCCCAGTCCTCCGGATATGCCGCCGGATCAACCGGCAGACTTTCACCGTTGGGACTGCAGCGCAGTGAATGCCGGATGTTGTAGCGATCAACAATCCAGCGTTCCCCCTGCTCTCCGTATCCGGTGATCTGCACAACAAAACGGCGATTTTTACCGCCCTGTACGTCAACCGTTGCCTCAATAAAACGCACACCATCCGGCACAGATCGCCGGGGAAACGGCTCGGCACGCTGTTCAAGCAGTTCACTTTTACGCTGTTCCGTGGCTGAACGGGGCAGATAGGGTCGTCCGATATCGGTGTTCACCACCGCTTTCAGGGTCTCTTCACTGCCGGTTCGCTCATACTCTTCTTCTGCCGCCAGCAGTTTAAAAATCAGTTGTTCCCAGGTCTGAAACGCCGCAGCTGGCCCCTCCATCCAAAATGACGCAATCCGGGAGTTTCGTGGCGTTCCGGTGATACTGCCGTCCGCCGCCGCCCGTTCACCTTCACGAAGCCAGATCCCCTGGTTATTCAGTTCGCGTTTCTGCTCAGGGGCAATCAGCCCGCGACAATGCGGACACATCAGACGGGCAGCCTGACCGGCAGCCACAAAATCCGGGTTATTCCGGTATCCGGTCATGTTATCCATCACCGGCTGAAAATATTCCCCGCAGTGCGGACACGGCCAGTACCACCGGCGGCGGTCTCCCCGGTTATACAGTGACAGGATCCCCGTTGTTGGCGGTGCCTCATGTGCGCCACCACAACGCCATTTGGTATCGGTGATATCCCGCCCCGGTGAACTCTCGACCAGGGTCATCCCCGAGGACATAAAGGTGGTGGTACGCTTTGAGGCCAGCGTGAAGGCATCCCCTTCCCCGTCCACATTTTCAGGGAAACGGTCATAATCCGTCAGCGCCACACGACGGTAATCCGAAGAGGAAAAGACGGTGATCGACGGCCAGCCAATCTTCAGGAAGGAGCCGTCAAGAAACATTTTATCGTGGACGTTGTTGTCATTACGGGAAGGACTGAGGCGCTTGCTGACCTCCGGACTGTGGCGAAACGTCCTGGAAAGACGCGTTCTGGAATGCTCACGCGCCTTCGTCTCAGTCATCTGCACCACCAGCATATCCGCCGGATCACAGATGATGCCGTACACAATCCAGCCATCAATCAGCCCTTCGGTTTTCCCGGTTCGCGCAGGTCCCACAAACACCACCGCGTCATATTCACGGGCTGATAATGTATTAATGGGGTCAATCATATAGGGCGTCAGCGATGACTCCCACGGACCGGAAGTATTGGCTCCCCGTGGAACCCGCATATAACGCCTGATGGCTTCCGCTACTGGTAACCGGCTGGGTGGGCGAAACAGCGAGGCCACTTCGCGCCAGATATCGGATGCGCGGCTATGGCTCTCGTTCACCTGATTCACATATCGGCCTCATCACAACAGTCAATGACTGCCTTTTCCAGTGTGTCGCGGATCTCATCAACCACAATCTGTACTTCATTCAGTTGTGATGCAGTCCACCCCCTGTCCCTCTCCAGCCGGTCAGGCCAGGTTTCCAGTACCTGAACTATCGCTTTCACCACGACAGAAAAGGACCGCCTGACATCACTGACTGGCACAAGCTGAACAGTTTCATGCTGAAATTTAAGACGCTCGCGCTCGGACTGATACCATGCCTTACGAGCGTGAGGATCCATATCCTCATCTTCGGAAGATGGTGGTTTTTCCAGCAACGAAGTTATCAAATCCGTCAGGAGATACAGTTTTTTCTTTTCATTACTGCCTGGTGCAAGAGGAACATCCGCCATTCTGGCGGCAACAGTCTGCCGGTGCAGACCTGAAAGGGCTGCCAGTTGATTAATATTTAACTTCATATTTTTCAGCTCGCCGTCCATTTACATCCCTCCACATAAACCGCAGAACAGAAGTGACTCTGTTTTTTTGTAAAGAAATGCCGCCATATAAAGATGTCGAACAAAAAACAACCACAATCATCATCTTTTTAATACTAACAGCATTAAAAACAACAAGTTACCATCATGATGATGATGACGATAAAATCACAAAAATGCGCCTTTTTCCGCGCCCGCCCGCCCCGTGTTCAGGCCCACCCCACCAGGAGGACCCGCAAAAATGATAATGGTTATCATTTGCAACAAAATCCAGTTTCTTCCACCATCGCACCGGACTGGCGACTATGAGGGGACAACACCGCGCTCCGTTAACGCGGTAAACCCCGGTGTGTATCGTTTTTGATTATCCCCGCACACTCTCGCAGAGGAGTCTCCCTGTCTGGCTGCGGTCTCTGTTAATGCAGGAATACGGTGACGATACGTCGCATCAGCAAAACTTAGTTCAGGCACTGAGTGCGGATATAGTCCTGTGCCCCTTCCAGCTGCTTCTGCATTGTCATCAACCGTTCTCTGAGGATGAAATAATCCCGTTCAGCGGTGTCTGCCAGTCGGGGGCCGGTTGCATTATCCACGCCGGAGGTGCCGGTGGCTTCACGCACGGTACCGGAGCAGGTGGCGTTGATCCGCAGGCGCTTACGACCAGCGGCAACATCAGCACGCAGAGTTTCATTTTCAGCTCTCGCATCGGCTAACTCCCTCGAGTATTTTGCATCGAGCGCAGCAACATCACGCTGGCGCACCTGCATGTCAGTAATGGTGGCATTCGCCTGTTCCAGCTCTCTGGCTTTTTTATCGCGCTGCGCTTTGTAGGTGAGCGCGTTGTCACGGTAATGGTTTGTTGCCAGCCACAGCGCACCATAGCCAACCGCCAGGACAATAATCACCACACACAGAACACGGTTCATCTCTCTTTCACCCCACCAGTCCCGATAACGTCAGGACTCGCCAGGCGGTGGAAAAGAAAATGGCAACCAGCATGACTAAAAATGAAATGCCGACAAGTACACAGAGGCTCTTCACCAGCGTTATGAGTTTATCTGATATCATTAGCCACCCCATCAATCCGCCTTTGTTATTTTCCCTTTGCCTGTATCAGCCAGGACAAAATCAATCAGCATATTCGCTTCATTTACCAGCGTACGGATTTTTGATACATGCGCGGCTTTAACCTGTTTCCACTCATTCAGCCCGGTAGCAAACACACTGGCAATGTTTTTATCCCGTTTCATGTCAGCACAAGCCTGGTTGAGTTCTTCCATCACGCTCATTTTACGGGGATTAACGACAAAACCCTTCGTCCAGTACTCGTAAAGAACATCGTCGCACTCTTCCTGATACCGGATGACCTTATCGCGGATTTCGGGTTTTACTTTGTTGGGATTAATGGTTTGTAGCCAGCCGGCAAGTTTTCGAAGTGGCATGGACACCATATTGCGTTGTTTCCCATCCTCAGCAACCATAACGATTTCCGTTATAGTTGACGCAAAACGCTGTCTTAACTTAGCCAACTGTGATTGCCAGGCCAGCCCCATCCCCGCAACGACAGGTTTCATGGGAACGTATGGTTCGCCATTATGGTTAACTACATAAAGAGAGTTGCCGTGAAACGGCACGGCCATCATATTCATCGGTTATTTCCTTTTAGTGATGAACCTTGTCTCACAGGAATCCAGCCCACAGAAAGGCACCGACAGCCAAACCGGTATCCTCAAGGGTCATCCTGAAAGGTTCTGTGTTGTGAGATGCGCGTGAGATGCGCAGAAATGACAAAGGCATCATTACGGTGCCTGAGTGTTAAACAACTGTTTTGACTTTATTCACTTACATTTTGCCAATTTGCAGGATTTCGTGTTATCCGTCCATGTAAGCAAACCTCATTTTTCAGCAAAATATTCTGCTTATCTGTCGATTCCCCAGCACGCCAGCGCGCTCTCCTGGTC